ATGGTTTCCTCTTCTGAAAATATTACTAAGTGGAGTCCGATGTCTGAATTGATAATTATGTGTTGATGCATTATAGTAACATAGTTCTTCGTGTAACACATTGGCAAGACTTACTTGGCACGGATCGCCTCAATTAGTGGCTCACTTGTATCCTTACCGCTCTTCGTGGTCTTTCTTGCACTTAATTTAAGCCAAACTGCACCTGTTGGTTTTGGTGGCCCTCCCCTCTCAATATGCCACCCCCCATAACCATCCACATATTCCTCCTTGTAAGATGGAACCTTGAGGTGTAACTGCTCATCATGGTACACATTACCTTTGTGGCTTAATCTTATCCTCGGAATGGGGAACTGCCATTCATTGTGCGTGTGCCCCGTTGCTACAATGTGTGCATCTGGGAGATAAACAGATTGTCGGTTGGTTTGGATGACCCCTTTAGTGACTGGAGCGTCCCCACCATACCCATGGTGGTACCATAGATTTACTGTAAGTGCCTGCCCGTAAAGCATTATCTGAAACTTTACCCAACCACTAAACCCACCTACCCTTATATTTGTACCATGCCTATCGTTGAGCATAGTAACTAATCGCTCTGTGAGGTTTGTTTCATGCCTCTTGGATATGGCGGTCTCATGGTTCCCTGGAGCCATGATGGCAAACCGATCCGCATATGGTCCGTAAAAATCTGCTGCGGTTTTAACTAACGCATCTAGGTAGTCACCTTTTTGATGCTCGGGCTTTAAATCCCTCTTGTCTGACCTAGGATCATACTTGCCTTGCATCGCACAAAACAAGTCACCTCCATCTATAATCAAAGCATTTCTTTCTTTAGCTTGCTGAAGGTGTCTACGCTCCATGACATTGTCAGACTTTGGGTTATCATGGTGTCGGTCAAAGCTGAGTAGCACCCAAAATGAGTCTTCGTCCTTAGTGGACTTCAATGCGTGCTTTATAAAATGTACATTCCTACTTTTCTCAATGACTTCAGTAGTTCCGGGGGAGATTTTTTTAACTGGCATAATGTATTAGTAGCGCATAGGAACCCCTAGCAATGCCATGCGCCTCAACTGAGACGCACTTGGGAGTGAAGATTGCTTAGTTCCTATTTGATTTAAATAAAATTCATGTAGACCTAGGTAGTTCTCGAGCATGACTCGATCATCAGCATCTTGTATCTCCAGGATCCTTTTCCAATCAGCGTCCGAGATTCTACCCTTGGTTATTCCATACCTTAAGTTTCGTTGCCTAAACCTTTCGTGTACATACTTCTCGGCAGTTGTGTTCATGCCGTTCTCCTCGATGTACACCTTGGCGGCACTTATCGCCTCTTGGTATTGCTTAAAAAACTCTGTCTTGTCATTGGCGTATGCCGCCCTTTCCATTTGGCGCAGGTTTATGGAGACAGGAGAAGGCTTACCATACCCTTTGGCGGGCGGTGTTAATGGAAGCCCCATTACCCACGATGCCTTCTTGATTAAATTCTTTGCTGATAAGTAGTCAGCTACCCTACGCTCCTCAATGTCTATATCCATGAGGTTGGTAACTATGTCCATTTGCTGTATGACTGACCCTAAGCCTAGCCCGTACATCATTGGTCGAATGACATTACCGTAATCTGCCTCACCTTGGTGGTACCATGTACCTAGTGCATCTCGCACATTCCTAAAGGTGTTGAACATGAATAGTCTACTATCTAGGGAGAACTCTTTGGCTGCACCAAAAGGATCACCTGTGGCGAACATACTATTAGCCAACTCAAAACCCATGCCGTAAATGTTACCTGCCCTGGCAAGCCTAGATGTAAGGGCGTAGATTGTAGACTCTTCATTGCTAAGCGCGAACAAGGGACCGACTACCGGCATCATTGCCCACGGGGTAAGTGGTGGAAGGTTGTTAGGCTTACCTACAATCTCCTCGTCATACCAATCTACTAAGAAAGCTGCGGATAATCCCAATGGCATATATACCGCAGAAAGTAACCCGAGGTACTTAATGAATGCCATGTAGGAACCAAGCTCATCACCTGCTTCCCTACCAATAAATCTGTTGGACTGTGCCATCTTCCAGATAGGCCAACCAAGGAAGATTCCAGCGTACCTCATTAGTCCGTTATTATAAAGTGCGGGGATCTTAGCATTAAATCCCTCACCTGATACATTGGACATTCCCACTTGGTTCATCATAAGAACCGTATTGTGCTCAAGCACGGGTGCATCCGGGTTACTTACCCTTCTTTGGAGGTAGTCAAACGCAAGCCTTGACATGCTTGATGTGCCATTCTCCAGGAGCATGTTGTTCATGTTGTTCCAACCATCCCTCTCCCCGATCACCATCTCCGCAGTCTTTGAGTTATTCATGCCCAACTCCTCTGCAGTGAACTCCCTTGGATCAAATATGTCATTACCCTGATCCTGTATGTGCTTTGCGATCCTAAGTATCTCAGACTCGTAGGCAGTAGCAGTACCAACACCCACCGAGTGATTGATCACTCCGTTCGCCCACGGGAATAGTCCCGTAAACATTGTGAATGCATCAAAGGATTGCCTACTACCATCCGGGTTGTATTGCCTGCTGTGTGCTATTGCATTCTTTACAAAACGAATACCCTTCTTGAATGAGTTCGTTTTCGTACCATTCACCATCTCACCATTTGGTCCGACCTGAGTAAGTAAATCCTTGAGCGGTAGCTCCATTTCTGGTGTGCGAAAGTGTGTATTATTTAGTGACCTAGCGAGACGACTTGTCTTGGGAAGACTGAAGTTCATTGCCTCAAGTATACCGCCAAATGATTGATCGAACATATTTGCAAGCGCAGCACCTGTAGCTTTACCTGACATCCTATTCAGACCACGAAATGCCATCGGGAACTCTCCCAACGCTAGGGTCTGCCAAAATGATGACTTGGGATTATTAAGCACAAGTAGTGATTGCGTGCCCAATAACTCAAGTAGCACATTTGCATCACCGTAAGCTCCCGATATGTTCCCCTTGCCGTAGTACTGACCTAGTTGATCGAAGACTTTTCCAAATTCTCGATAGGTAACCGCATCATTATACAGTCTTTCCCATGCTAACTTAGGGTTACTTTCCTTAAACTGATCCTTTAAGATTCGATAAGCTTCCTTCTTGGCTGCACCGCTGTATGTCATCTGAGGGGCTTCATGGACTCCCCTAGTAGCCTCTGTCATGATATTGTTAAACAGAGCTTTACGATCCTTCATCTTGTCATAGAAACCTTGACCGATGTTATTGATCTTCATGCCATTCCTACCGAACACTGATGTGGCAACCATCATGGCTAATCTAATCTGAGTGCTTACCTCATCATGAATGTCGTAGTAGAAAAACTTTTTGGGAAGCTTGGACTCAATTTGCCTTGAGTCTAATGAGCGAGGTGTATTCTTAATAGCCTCACTTGCCTTCATCACATTGTGAGCATCGTTAGCTACTTGAGTGTCAGCCCGAACTAATCTTTTATATCTTGAATTTAATTGCTTAGCAAAGCTATCGTACCACTCAAACCTCGCTTGGTCTTCTTGCTCAGAATCAAGACCATCATTCTCAGAGTATGTATCAAAGACATCATTAAGGAATGTCATCATGTCCTTACCTGACTTCTTCCATGACATGGCAAACTGAGAGTTCCCTACCGGTGCTCCATCTGGTCCAGTAAAGGCTGACCTTCTCACCCCACCTAATATGAATGGCTCCACGAACTCACTAATTACCTGATCATCCCCATAAAGAAGGGACATCAACTTATCTACATTTGGCATGTCTCCTTGCTGGGCACTATTGGAAAGCTGTTGGAGCAGCTTCTCACGATTAGTGTCGGTATTTACTTCCTCGTTTAGATTATTTCTCATAATCATAACAACTGATGAGATTGCATGATTATTTAAGGATCTGCTCCATGTGGAGAAACCTAGATCAATTGGTCTTCTGTAAAAATCTACCTGTGACCCATCAAGTTCTGACTGCACGGTAACCTGGTCATCACGGATCCTATTGCCAAGCACCTCCTCATTCACATATCGCATGTGATTCTTAGCCTCTACCTCCTTATTAACCCAAAACCTAACGGCATCACGGGCACGATTCATGTCTTTAACATTCTCAAGATGCATGGGGCGCTCGTTCCTTAACCACTTCCACATTTCAGAAAATGCAACATCTTCCCTGCCGTAGTACTCGGGGTGATTGTCGAACCAAAATGCCATGTCTTGCCAGACTTCGCTGTAAATACTCGATCCATTAAGACCTAGTTCCTTGGATACCCGAACAAATGCCTTATTGGCTGCGATTGCGTAGACCTTGACTTGGCTTTGAAGGTCTCGTGTTTGACCAATGACTTGCGAGATCAACCCGCCTATCTTCTTCCCCGCAGGACCAAACCGACTCATCGCTTGACCTACTGATTCTAGTGACCCGAGGTGCCAGTTCTTTCGTTGCGTAAAGTATTTATCCTTTAGTCCCCCACTTGGATCCATGAGGGCAACCTGTGCATTGCGGGACATATTCCTGAACCATGGTTGGTCTCCGTACTTCTGCACATTGACAGGATCACGGGCAAAGTGAAGTGTTTCAGATATTGCCTTATCAAAGCCGGGATTATTTATTGCCCCGTTCTTATCTAGGCTAATGACGATAGTCTCCTTAGTGTACCCGCCGACAGGTTTCCCGTCGGGGTTTCTATTCAGCCTCATAATGGTCATGGGCTTTCCGTCACCAATGTCGGTAGGTTCAAGCTCTCCCATGGATGCACGGAGTCTTTTGTATGTAGGATTTATTACATTATGTAACTCCTTGAGCATCTCCTTCTCCTTTTGGGTGGAGTCAAGAAGTTCAACGAGTAAAAATAAGTTCTTCCTTTTCTTCTTAACCGTATCAAGTCTTTTAGTGAAGGTTGACTCGTACTTGATGCCATCTAGTTGTTCGGTCTTTGTGGCACTCACGATCTTATTAAGATCACGAATTAGTTTATTCCTTTCCGACCCTACTCCTTGTCCGAGCTTGTCGGTTGCCATTCTGTAAAGGAACATCCCTGTGTCCTTTTGTGATTCCAAAACTTTGAGTAGCGCCATTCTGCGGTACTTGTCCTCAGGTGTGTTGCCTGAGAACTGACGATCATTGAGGTTCTCAATAGCGTCATTCTTTTCTTGAGTAGTTAAGTCCTCGAAGGTGTCAATGTCTACGATCTTGTTGACCACTCGTACAATATCACTGGTCTTAACATCATCCATATCCATTGCGGACTTGCGGATTGGCTTCTTAACCTGTGCGGCAATGTCTCGTATTTGCTCAATGGTGAGCTTCTTCATACTAACGAGCATGGTCTTAGAAATGTCTTCAGGGGTAGCTAAGCCTTTCTTTATTACTCCCTTAAATAGTTCGTTAAAGTCTTCTATCTGCTCATTGATATCAAGTGCAGTTCTTTCCGCTTGATCCAGCTTGTCTAGGATGCCTGTGTTCTTTTGCTTCCTACCCCTAAGCATTTGAGAAATGTAATCAATAGCCTTATTAGAGGCATGGGTTCTTGTTACCTGGTTTCTACCTTGGTCACCTATACGGATAGACTCAGGGTCATCTATGCCTTTAGCTAGTCGCTTGTAAAATCCCTCAGTGCCTACCTTACCGGGAGCCATGTCCTTAAGGAACTCCTCGGGAGTCTGTGTAACCATGCCCTTGGAAGACAACTTATTATATGCCTTAGCTAGTAAGCTTACTACCTCATTGACTGCAGCCACATCACCCTCTTGAAACACACGCTCGGATGCATCGGGAGTGGGTACCGCCTTATCGTACATGCCTAGTGCTTCAAAGTCTCGGGTTGCATGCGGACTAAATAATTCAGCCAGATCATTCTTACCTGCTCTTTTCAGTGCGGACTCAATAACATGAAAGTTGGTATAATTAAACCTCCACGCATTGTTAGCCAACATACCCCCAAAGTTTAGTGCTGGATGACGGGCAGTTTTGCCGGCTTTAATTGCTTCCCTATAATCAGCTAGCTCTTGCTCCAGCCGCTCGTTCATTGCCTCGTATATATTCTCAGATGCAAAAGCAGTAACTTCTCCTGACTTGCTCTTATATATCTCGAAGGGTGAAAGTATTGAGACTACCTTCTCAAGGTTATCTATGGTATCTTGGATTACTCCCGTTTGATCATTAGGTACCAACTCCTTTAGGGTATTGATATTCCGATGGGCGATTAACATCCAATTATGTATTGATGCAACTGACCCCTCATCTGCCATACCCATCATGAAGTCTTGCCATAGCTTGGACTTCTTCAACCAAGGCAGGTTTAACTTAAAAGCACTTGGGCTAAACCCTCCAGGGTTTCCGTCTATTGTATCTATCGCATGCTGCATCTCATGGATAAGTGTAGAAATAGTATCTTTTTCAGATAAGTCCCTTTCTGTAAAACCACCTAGACCCAACTGAATAGATGCAACCTCTTTTATGTATGAACCCTCAGCCCTATAATTAGGGTCAATAGTTACATCTATATTCTCAAGACCTGGGTAGGCGTAGAATAATTGATCCCACTCCACCAAGTCAGATAACTTAATCATCTGTGTGGTGTCGGAGATTTTTTCTCCATCCTCAAAGATCCCTTCCTTACTCCATGATATATTCCTTTTTATCTGCAACTCCTTTGGATTGATTAACACGCGCTTTGTGCCATCAAACCACTCAAATGCAAACTCATCTCCCATTACCTTGATTGCTCCTTCGCCACCAAGCATGTGCAGGCTTCCGACCCCTCGAGCATTGACTGCATTTATTGAATGACGCATTGGGGTAAGTTGTTGAGCTGACTCTAGTACCTTATCAAGTTGCTCGTTTGCCCACTTGAGTGACTCGGTGTTTGTCTCAAGCCCGAAGAACTTAGCAAGGATTGCTTTTACATAGTCCCATGCATTTGAAATCCACGACTTACTTATCCCTAACTTCTTCTTCGTTTCTGCTGAAAATCTTGTCCTGGATAGTGACTTACGGAACTTAGGGTTAGATGCCACCTCTGACCAAAACTCATCTACTGATGACAATCCATGTACATAGTCTGCGTTACCTAGTTTTTCGCGTAACTCTGGGAGTACTACTTCGTCTAAGCTTCTGTAGATTCTTCCAAGGGTCTCGGCATCAGTGGAGTCCATCTTGCCCGGCAACTCATGACCATTGGCTTGCATGTATCCAATATCCATAGCCAACTTTGTGGGGCCGTGGATTATCTCGTGTACGATCACGCTAGACAACTGCTCATCTGCGGTGATGCTCGGGTTGTCGTAAAATAGATCGGAAACTAAAATTTCATTCTTCGACTGCAGATATACCGCAGTTGATATTTGGTCCTCCCGAGTGGTTGCGTACTTCCTGAACTCAGACCACGGAACAAACCTCACGGTCATTCCATCTACTAAATCCTTATTACGCTGAATCGCTTGTGCCCAATACTTGGTAGCCTTATTAGACTCTGCCAACTTAAGTACTCGATTGACCGCACTAATCGCAGGGAATGGAAGACCTTGCATTGCAGAATTAGCTTCCGTAAACCTACCGATGGCTGCCCTTGCCTCACCCAACTGCTCTTGCATCCCTGTAAGCTCCATCGGATGCTCTTCAGTAAATGCAACCACACCTGTCTGCTTGATCCGACCAGCCCGATTGCCCTCAATATCTTCCTCGTTAAGGGGTGAGATGTCCGTCTCCATCTCCCTACCTGTGGTCATGTCAACATAACCCTTGGGCATTGCACCCATGTTAGACATTTTTACAGTAGTCCTATTATCCTCATCAGAAAACAAAATCACGCCACCCCTAAACATATCAGCTAGGTTATTAGCTAAGGTCTGTGCCCCCCTCTTGTATATTGAGGTTCCGAATTTGGAAGTGCTTGCCTTAATGCCAGTATCATTTGACGGCAAACCCATCAGCTCACGGTATTGGCTAAGTGCGCTGAATTTATTTTTTGCTATTATAAACTTCTCGGACTCCCTTTGTTTTCTTTTACCCCTTGGTTTTTTACTTGGGGTAACCTTCCAAATCTTTTCTTCAGGAGAGGGCACGCCATATGCATTACGCATGCTTCCAAATATCTTATCTTTTATGTCCTGCGAAAGAATGCCCATTCCTTTGTTATCTCGCATGAAGTCGTTAAACTCATCCGAGTGCTGTACTTCTAGTATAAGGCGGTCAACTGCATCAATTGGGGCGCGACCTACCACGCGTAGTATAGCCTCAGAATCAAGTATATCGAATATTTCCTCAGCCCCATCCGTATTCAGTTCTGACTGATCAGTGTACACCCTGATGTACTCAAAAAGGAGTGCTTTAAAATCAAGAGCGGTAGAGTCTCCTGTTTTGATTCTGCTTAATATATTTTCTACTGCACGAGTCTGTTCCTTTTTGCTCTCCTGATCCTCGGCTAATGTAGCAATCCTTATGACCTCCTCGAACTTTTTCTTTATCTGCTTTTCAAACCTCTCGGCTGGCTTTGACCTAATGGCAGGTATCCCATAGTCCTTTTCCTTTCGTATAGGATTTTTCTTTGAGTACTCTACCCAGTCGTTGTACTCAGGAGTGCCTGCCCCAAAATCACCCCATCGCGCTACGGGTAATACATTAGTAGTGTAAGGAATAATTACGCCTTGCTCGACAAGCTCCCTATATGCACGCAATCCCTCCGTTGCCAGGATACTCTGCAATTGCTTCATCTCAGCACTTGCACTTATGTTTTCGACTGCATCTAGTGCATGCTTTTCGATATTGCTAATCTCGGGCATACCCAGCTTGCTACGCACTTCCTTGAAAGCCTGAGTCAGATTAAATATACCATCGTTTAATGTCTTTATGTATTCACTAGATTGATTTTGGTACCCAGTAAGTTGGCGGTAAATCTCGCTGTACTCGGATATAACACTACCTAACTCAGGGGAATTTCGTAGTGCAGCATATAGTTTCTCGGCATCTACGCTTGCGAATTTTGCCTTAAGGTCTCGTATCTGCTCTTTTACTTCCTGGTCGGATACCGTAAGCTCAAGTAGATCGGTAAAGAATGTAGCTTCACTTGACCCTTCTCCCTTGTTTAAAAGGTCTGTTATCCTTTTCTGTAAAACCGGATCAAGCATTGGATATATCTGCATTACATCCTTTAAGTCAGCTTCGATTAATCCATTCTCAGCAGAAAATTTTGTATTAAGAGTTCCTAAGGCTGATTCTATTACTTTAGTTTCTGTGTCCCGTAAAAGTATTTTTTCCGCCTGCAAGCCATCAAGTATAGACTGCAATCCTTTGATCCTCTTCTTGTAGTCTTTTGGCTTATCCTTCTGCAACCGCTCTATCTGCTGGATCGCAGAAAAGGACTGCTTTAACCTTTCGCCCCTAGCTCCACTAACCTTAGGTATATTGAGTGAAGGCACGAAAACCTCCCCATCATATCCTGTTACCGCCTGCACTTCCGGGTCAGACAGGAACTCGGATAAATTAGTATACATTAAGTCAATCCTCTCGGAGTGAGGCTCAAACAACTTAACCTGACCAATCATAGTATAACTACTCTCGGTAAGGTCTTGAACAGGTGTATACCTATTGACAGGCAGTTTACCATCCTTCTTTACTTTTACTGAATCAAAAATCTTCTTCCCTGTCTTGTCTAGCTGAGCTATGCGGACGTTACCTTCCTCTAGTCCATCCCTGGTGGTGTCTGCCTGTAAAATAACTAAGACCTCCCCCTCCTCTCCCTTTTCTTGCCTTGGGCTTAACCTATTTTCAACTGAAAGAATAGATACCTGTTGTTGCTCAAGTGAGTCATCTAGCAATGGAAGGTAAGCATTTTGCTCATCTGGAACTGGTTTTTTAAACTCTACATCTCCGAGCGTGAAACTCTTACCATAATCATCTGAGGCAAACTCATAATACCCGCCCGTGTTCTCGGATCGGTTTTTAAATATCTTCTTAGTTCCCTTTGGTCGCTTCCTGTACAATGCCTCCTCAAATTCCTCCTGTGTCTTAGCCTCGATTACATCATAAGCATCCCTGCCCCTAAACTCATACACCGCATCAGGATCAAAGTCGAAAGTCTCACTAACACCTAGGTTATTGCCCTGCACCATATCGGATGTGCTTAGTGACTTACCTGTAAAGTATGACCTCTTATTGTCATACGCCCAGCGAATCGCATTAACTTCTCCGTTGGAATCTATATACTTTTCATCAATGCCACTCCTGTCAGGGGAATCTGCCATAAGCTCTTCCCTTGATATAGTCTTACCTATAAATGGACTAGACCTTTCGAATTGATGATTTCCTACGATGGATCCAATTAGTGGGAGTATAGGGTCTTCTCCTAGTACTTCCCCCACAGGGTTAAACACTTCATCCATCTCGGCCTCAGAGTAACCAAGCTCTCCCATCTTGTTGCGAATAGATGTGTTTCGTGTTTCATACACCTCGCCTTGGTTTCGGGTAATGATTATCTCCCTTTGATTAAAACCAACATTCTCAAATACTACCCCGTCATTATTCGTAGCAAGATTACGCTGTGCGATCTCCATGTCTTGCTCATTCGGGATTCCTCCATTCATGTTCAGGACGATCGGGTCTTGTAGCATAACAGACTTCTGCTCTGCCGTGGTAAACTCGCCCCCTAGTCCAGGGATGTATCCGCCCTCTGGTGCTTCCTCACTAAAGAATATATCCTCGTTCTCAGCACTTTGGTACGCTCGGTACTCAGTCTTCTTATTACCTACCTTACCTCGCTTTGTAAACTTCCTGACATTCCCTATTCGCTTGTCCGTTGCTACATCAAAAGCTCCGTCGGCATCTACTTTCACGGGTCGGTTGATTATCTTACCACCCCTAGTAGTTACCTGTTCAGCCCGCATTTCTCCTGTGTCAGGATCGTATGATGTAATAGTATATGGCTCAGCACTATTATTGATTGCTACCTTTTGGCCCACCGGATCGGGTACAGTAACTCGCCTTCCATCATCGCTAGTCTTACCGAATAGTTTCTTTACCTTGTTCTTATTCTTAGTGACCTGCAACTTAGCTGCATCTTGTTCAAGCTTCTGATCCTTGGCGGTAGGCTTAGTGAACTTGCCGTCTTTATCTATTACATCCAAGTCCTTTAGTTGTTGGTATACCTTTTGACCCAACTTGGACTGGCTGTTTATTCCTGTTGTTTCTGCAAAATCTTTTTTTGGAGTAGCTGATTGACTTGATACTCCATTAACTTTCTGTGCTGAATCCTCGTATGCCTTGATTGCCTTCTCCAAGACCTCCTTCTCCTGTGGCTCAATCTTTACGCTCTTTTCATTATATGAGAAATCCTCATACACGGTAGGCGTTTCGGATGCGTCCGTATCCACAACCTCAGGCTCATCTACCTCGGGAGTTAAGTCTTCCTCTTCCGGCACAAATGTATCGTTGAATAAACCCTCACGGGCAAGATCGACCTCTACTCTAGTAGTTACCTCCTTATCCCCTACCTTAACCTTGGAGTCTACAATTGCGGTTGTGTCATTGATGGAGGATACAGTACCGCTTATCTTCTTACCTTCCCTAAATACAGCAACCTGGTCACCCGCCTTAAATGAGACCTCCTCGTCAGCCTCATCAATTTCATTAAGGGTAGACTCAAGCTCATCTGCCATCTTGAAGTCATCAGGTATGCCACCACCTGGACTAGGATCGTCATCAGATTCTGATCCTAATAAATCGTCGCCCGTCTTTTTATTACCCTGACCTAACCTAATTGCACCCGCCGCACTAAACTGAACACCACCTAACGCACCAAGTACGCCAGCATCAAACATACGCTCAAGCTCTTCACCATTAAAAGTAAGCTCCTTACCCTTAGAGTATTTTTCAGCCGCTATGTTTATGAACTCCTGTGCTGACTCAGTCGCACCCTCGACTACCACCCCCTCGGGTAGGTTGTAAAGTAATCGTTTAAGGTATCTAGTCGAAGCTTCATCTCCAATACCAATAATCTTATTAAGTTGAAGTCCCGCAGATAGTAAATCAAGTGAACCCGCAAGCGTACCAAAACCTATGGCGATTGCCTTAGCTTTATCTGGATCAATGTACTCACCGCTAGCTGAGTCCACTTGGGTGTAAGGATAAAGCTCTGTGTATATCTCACCCACACCTAATCCTATTGAGCTAGTACCCAATCCTAACTGCATGCCCGCCATACTAAATGTACGCTTTATCGCTTGTTCGGCAGTCTCGTCACCCTTGCGTTTTACTACATTTTTTAAAGTTTCTTTAAGTCGGCTTTTAACAACTCCCCTACCGACTAAACCACCTACCCCTGCTCCCAATGCAAATGATCCAGCTGCCTCTACCGTTGAAGGAAGGGCTTCACCAAAACCACCTGATAAAAATCTTATGACCTCCGATGGGTTGTCCCATCTTACATCCGATGCACGACTAATTGACGGGTTGTACTCAGATGCTCTTTGTTGTGCTTCTGCCGCACTTTCCATGAGGCTTGATTCAGCATCCTCAAACCCTAATGTTCCTGCAGCTAATCCAAGTCCGCCTAATGCAGTACTCTTCATGCCCTCGTACCCTCGACCTAGACCTTCGGGTATCTCCTTGATTCCACCAATGAAACCTTCTCGCCCTGGCTCTGGGGCATTAACTATATCTAAATACTGATTCTTAAAGCCTTCCCCATATCGTTCACCGACATAATCAAGTCCACCTTCATTCCTCGCCTCCTCTGCCATCTGCAGAAGAAGATCTTTATTAGATACAGTAGAAAGATCTGAGCCTACCGCCTGCAGTCTAGCCCGAATACGAGCGACTGTAGGATTGAAAATGTCATCATCAAGCGTTGCCACACTACCTAGCAATTAAGGCATTAAACTGCGGTGGAGTTACTGCGGTGGACTTACTATCCGCCCCTACATAATCTTGTGGGTACTGACCAGGCTGAACCTGTAGCATACCACCTAAGCCACCTAATGCATCCTGAACCATATTCTTACCGCCGCTCATAGTCTGAAATGCAATATTGTTAAAACCTTTAACTGCGTCACCAATGGGTATCTGTAACCCTGAGTCACCTAAAGGTATGTTAGGTGGAGCGGGAACCTGCTTGTATGCCTCAACCATCGGGTCGCCCTGTCCGTAATTATGAAGTGATGGAAGGATAGATGCAGCAAAACCTTGTGGTGTAGCCTTTAATGGGTTACCCGCAACCAATGCGTTTGTTCCTCCGAATGCCAATGCCTCCTTGGGCGATTCCTTTGCAGTCTCGATCGCAGCTTGCTTAAGTGTATCAAACCCAACCTCTAAGCCTAAATTCTTTTTGTACTCACCAAACTCAGGACTTTCATCTACTGCTTGGTTTGCTGCAGCAAATTGAGCAAGCGCCTCCTGCTTCTCCTCTTCCGTGAAGTTATGTTTGTGTCCTTCTGACATCAGTAAGCTCCCGCCTCTTTCATTTCGTTATGCAATGCTTCAAGCTCATCAAATTCTTCCTGCGTTAAAGCTCTTTGCCCATTTGCAAGCCTGTCCCCGTTTATAGTCTGAAGCATTATTTCCCTCTTCGCCCTTAGGGATTGGTCCTGATAATAATCATATCCGCCTTTTAGTATTGCACCACCACCAATAAGCGCACCCGCTACACCGGCAGTCCTTGCTCCTCCAGGTACTTTAAATTTCTTGCTTGGTGAATCACCATCCACATTAAGATCAGGATTTACTTGCTTGAGACCTTTGCCCTTTTCTGATTTAGCAATTCCCTCAACTGCTTGACGTGCTCTTTCCCTGTAGTCTTTTACTTTATTACCTATGTAAGAGCTTCCGGGGATTTGCTGGAATTGCTGATTTACCGCAGACTCTGCAGTTAGTGAGTTTTTCGGGTAAACTCCTGTTTGAAGACCGTAATTTGCTCCCGTCTTAATTGCTTGCTGAGCACTTGGGGGCATCTTATCAAGTTGCTTTTGAATGGGTGCTTTTGCACGGTCAGATCCTTTTACAAGATCACTTGCAGTAAGTGGGTTTTCATCAAGGTTAACCTTTTTTGAAATGTCAGCATAGTTAGACTGGGTTAAGTTAGGCGCAGCTTTATCTTTTCCCGGAAATGGACTGAACCTTTTCCTTGGTACTGTCTCCCCTTCAGGTGCGGGTATACCAAATTTATTTCTACCTAAAGCTTGATCACCCAAGTATGCTGCTGTCCCTGCCCCCCCTAATAATAATGCAGATTCCAATGGATTGGATATTGCGTCACCAATCATTTCTCCCGCACCCCTGACCACGCCCGACATACCAACAGATTGGTGAGGTGGTAACTCAAGACCGCCCGTAAGTGGATTCGGCCTAATACCAGGCAACTCTTCTACCATTCGGGCTTCTCCGGGAAAGAAGAACTTCCCATTCTGCTCAGTGCCCTGAATTGAGTCCTCAGGATAGTATGTTGCACCCGCTACGCTCGATGGGTCTTGAAGTTTACCTTTTCCTCCAGATATGTCTCCGAGTGCAGCCTCTTTAATCGGGTCAAGTATCCTATTAAGTTGCGTCTCATCCTCTACTGATATTCCGCCATAAGCTACAGCTTTAGACTTCATTAAGTCATACATAGCCGCATTCTCGGCAGTTAGCTCTACCATGATCTTAATGCCATTAGGTAAAGTAACCTCTCGTGCGTTTGATTTAGAAATCATGGATTAAAAGGGACTAAGGTTGGTGAAGGAGCTAGTGCGTTAGGGTTGCCCCCAGAAGGAGGAGGCACAGGAGTTGAAACAGGTCCAAAGCTTCCTGTATCTACACCGAATTTATTTGCTGCTTTATATGCATCTTGTATCCGTTCTGCGTACATTCTTTCTTGCTGCGCATACATTGTATCGCGTAGTGAGCGCATTTCACCCACTGCTTTTTCATCAGCATAAAACAACTGCTTTGCTTTTTCGTATGCTTGAGGATTAATATTTCCCCTAGAATCTGTAATACTAATGTTATACTTAAATGCCTTTGATGCGATAAAGCTTTCCTCAAAATCATCAAGAAACTCATTTCTACCTGTAGTCTTCCACTGATTTGCAGTGTCAAACATATCCTTGATCATTGGGGCTATCGCTTGAGCCTTATCGTTTATGTCAGCCATCTCGAGCTCTTTTATCTCAAAGCTCTTATCGACATTGTATTTCGTCCCCTCCAATTGAAGCCTAGCAATCTTTAGTAACCGAGCATTAGATGCATCGGCTTTTGCCATATCAGCATCAATTTTAGCAAACCCAAGGTCGAGGTTCTCATTAAACTGCCTCCTGTTCTCCCCAATTTCTAATAGGCTAATCTCCCGCTGATTATCAACCTGCTTACCTTTGATATTAACCTCGTCTTGCATGATAAAGGTACGAGCTTTATCAATGTCGTTTTGCATATCCCCAAGGTATCTACGGGTATCATTCTCATCTCCCGCAATCTTTAACTGCGCTTGGATCTGTTCTAAGGATACCCGCTCAGATGACTCAATCTTCTTTTCCTGTACTTCACGATTCTTGTCACCCTCAGATTCAACGGATTCAATCTGCTTGTCAGACTCCAATGAGCGCCATACGCGGTCAGCTTCATTATCATCGAGGTCTAACTGTTTAGCTTTCTCCATCCATGCCTGCCTAGTATCAAACTTGCGGGCATCTTCGACTCGATCCTTCTCCTTGTCGGTAAGCTGAATGTTAAGTATTTCCTTCTGCCCTTCAATCCCGCGGTCCTGCATGTCTTCAGCTGAATTAATCCTGGCATACCCCAACTCTTTAGTAAGTGCGTTTTGTGCATCTGCCATTGCCATACGACCCTCTAGGTCGATTTTCTGGCGATCCATGGCATTGTTATCAGCATAGACCTGCTGATCCATTTGCTCTTGGAATCTTTCACGAGCCCGTATGTCTACAGCCGGATCGGATTCAACCATGTTATTAGCACGACCATCTAATCGTTGAGCTACATTAAGTGCATTGCCTTGAAGATACTGAGCTACCTGACCAGGTGCCATGCCTTGACCAGCAGATACACGCATAGGTGTACCTTGTGCTACTTGCCTAGCTCCTGCGTATTGTGCGAGTAATGGATTTTGCTCTGCCATTATGAGAAGATCCCCCTAAGTCCACCGAGCACTTCCTTGCCCTTGTTGATATATCCGGGCGCATCCGCCAAGTAATCAACCCAGTTCTTCTTACCACCACTAGCGGGTGGCGTGTATGGTGTATTTTGAAATATTGTCTGACCTTGAGGTAATGTACCTGTGGCAGTGTATGGAGATACTGACCTCGCAAGTGGACCTTGAGCAGAAAGTGCAGCCTCTCCCATAAGAGCGGGTAGCATTGCTTCTTGCATACCAAGACCAGGAATCATTCCCGTATTGGATAGTTGCTGTGCCATTAAGTCAGAGTACAGACCTTGGTCGGTATCCACGATGCCTTGGTCTAATCCAAGGTTTTGTGCCTCTGCGGTCATTCTTGTATCACCAAACCCTAGTTCAGTATTAGCACGATTAAGCATTGCTTCATCACGATATACATCTGCCATTGCTGGGTTAATATCTCCAAGAGCTTTAAATCGTTCAGACCCAATCTTGGCTCCTGCTAGATCAGCTTCAGTATCCAGGATATTTTCCAACTTCATGGAATTATCAATTCCTGCAGTACCTACCCGATCCGCAAAGTTCATGTTCGATCCACCGATCCTATCAGCATAACCTATATCAGATGCTCCGGTACGACCCGCGTAATCAATCCCTGCCTGCCCCCTTCTTTCTGCATCACGAATTAAAGCGTCAGCAAGCAAGTCGCCACGCTGTTGACCTAGTTGAGCACGTATCATGGCATTACCCATATTTTGGGCAGTACCGCCTCCTTGACCAACCATAGCGCCACGAATCCCACGTTGTTGGGAGTTTGCTAGGTTTTCTGCATTTGCTCCAGCGGCTAAAGCTTTTGCCCTTTCGCCACGCTGAATCATATCTGCTGCACCTAATTCACTTCCCATGACTCTTCCGGCTGCGCCGTACTCTGCTCCCCTCATGCCTTCAGCCGCACCATACTCAGCACCAAGGTTACCTCGGGCGGATGCAAGTTCACTTAAATATGTATCGCCAAACCTTTGCTCAAGCTCACGGTTCTGGTCTTTCATTAAACCAGGCATCCTGTCTAGCTCATCAAATTGACGATTCGCTAGTGCGGTTTGCATATCTACGGATCTACCTAGTGAATCAGCATAGCGTTCCGCATTATCAAGGACACCCCTCTGTAAACCGTACTCCATATCTCCCGACCTAGTGTTCAGGTCTTGAAGTTGTCGAGTTATATCTACGCCACGATCCCGGAACTCATTCATTTTGGACTCCATACGTCCATCATAAATGCTCTGCAGTCGATCTATTGCATTTTGATTCGTTGACTGTAACCCCTCAAGGGTAGGCTGAAAATCCCTCATTCGGTCGTCTGCTGACCCAATGTAGTTATTTATATTTTCACCCGTTGATTCTAGGTCACCAAGTAGTCTGTCCCCAGACTTTCTTAAATAGTCAGGAAATGGATCAAGGTAGTTGCCCTCTTGCTCGATTAAAAACTTCTCAACTTCCTCGGGTCTAGTAATATCAAAGAACTTACCCTTTCCTCGTGATAGCAAGGTAGATGCAAGTGCCATACGGTTTGACTCATTCTCCTTTGCCTCCAAAGAAGATACCTGTGCATTGTATGCGTCGAGCTGTGCCTGCTGTGCTTCTCGTGCTGCCTTTCCGGGATCAAGTAAGTTACCCGCTAAGTCCTTTACTGGTGCGGTAACCTTATCCTCAATAAAGTCTCCTGCCTGTCCAAATATATTGTTTTTTGCACCTGGTGTTACTTTCGCTAATGCACCACCAACAAAGGTTTTATTCTTGATTCCAAAGGTCTTATTCTCGTCGATACCTAGAGCATCATCCAAGATCTCCTTTTTAATACTTCTACCTACTTTATGTGCCATTATACAACCTTTACGTAGCTTACTTCAAACGGCACAAAACCCTTGCGCTCATAAAATTTAGATACCTTTTGATTCCAATGGTAATGTACCATGTGGATGCGATCGGCACCGTTCTCCTTGAACCAGTCCATTAACTTGTTAAATAGCTTGATCCCAATGGGCGTTCCTCGTTCTTCCTTCTTTACATACCAGAAGTCTTCAGATCCCCACATCTGATCCCTAGCCCACGGATGCTTACTCACACTCCCCGCAGCAGCACCAATAATCTCATCACCACGCTCCGCGATAAAGATCGCAGTAGGTATATCTTGTTCTAACCGTTGCTTGAAGTCTGCACAGAATCCATCAATAGATTTATGGTCAGATGTTTCTAGCTCCGGAATGTGCGAGTGGGTTTCACTCACAAATTCATCAAGAATAAGCTGACCGATATAAGGAAGCTCTGAAACCTTCGCGGGCCGTATAACTGTCTTAAGATGCGCCATGACGGGGTATTCCCGTCATACTAGGCGGACGGAGGCGTAGGAAAATCGTTGGGATTCTCGGAAGCCGGTAAGTCCCTTAATGCCTGACGATATGTAGCCCATTCTGCTTTCTTAGAGTCACTCAATGGTGCGTCCATGGTTTGCGTCCAATCACTTTTAGCTAAAATCGCATCGCGCTTAGCTTTTGAGTGACTGACATATGGTCTAGCCACTTCATGGATTGGTTTAATGTGATTATAGTATATAGGTGAATTATTCATATTAGAATGCCTCGTAGAATCCTGCATTGGAGAGTGTTGATGAATCGACGGCTAAGCTGGTTGTTTGAAGACTTGCGTATCCTCTAAATGAAGCGGTCGCCCTTAATGCTCCAGTTGCATCAGTGGTGTCAGTATGTATGCCATCAGCTTCTGGTAACTTATCTCCCGCAATAGTTGGCAACTCAATTAAGTTATTGATATACTCCTCAAGATTTCCACCTACTTCAGTTGCAAGTGTGTTATGATTCTCATAAGCCGCGAGCACATGACCAGGCAGTGTGGTAAATCGAATACCTTGTTGATAACCACCTCCGTGATTTATTTGACTGACTCCATCAATATTGGACGCATCAAATGTACCATGTATCCCAAGTGTATTATTAACTCCTCTGAAATATACAGCGGCGGCTTCACGAGGACCACTACCTGGTGCATAATCAGTAGGTTGTGCTACTAAGTTATTTCTAGCAAATGGACCAAAATTATTACCACTATTTGAGCCAGATCCGGTAATTGCAGCGCTTTTATAATATGTTCCCGGCCATCCGTTCGTATCAATGGTAAGGCTAGATCCATGGGTCAAAGTAGCTGCGCGCAAATTTCCAGCACAAACAATCCTTGGCACATCTGTATCGGCATAACCTCCGGAGCCTATATTATTGGTATTACCTGGGTCAATTTTACCTAAGCCAGATGTATAACTTCCTTTGCCTAGGAAAACTTGAATCGATGCACCATTTTGTGCCTTGAATATAGATTGTGGATATACATCTGCGTGGCTTCCATCAACCCAGAAGTCCCAACCCTTGGTGTCTGTAGCTCCTACTGCAGCATAACAAACTGCACCTTGGTAAACGGCGAATATACCATCACCAAAAATATTCGCGGTGGAGCGAAATCCAATATATCCACCCAACAGCATATATCTATTATGTACTGCAAATAAATGATTACATCCAGTGGTAGTAGCGGTGATCTGGAAGTCACGTATTGTAAGCGGACAACGACACTCTATGATTCCGTAGGTTCTATTTACCGCTACATCCCATTTTGTATAACCTCTCGATTGAGTGCCATTACCTGAGCCCACAAGTTCTATTTTGTGAAAAGTATGCTCTTGTCCTTGAGTAACTGATGTAAGGGTTTCCGTAACATCAGTTTCAAATACCGCATAAATGGAAATAGGTCTATTATCCATATGCGTAGCAATGTATTGCTCTACTGTTCCCCAGTTAGCAAACTTACCACTTACTATTTGTGAATTATTTGTAGCGTTAGTAGTTAATGTTCTAGCAGTGGTGAAATTAGTAGTGCCTGTTGTTGCGTTAATGTAAAAAGAAAGCATCAGTGGCTCTAGTGTTTGCGCATCTGCACCACTTCCCCCTACGCCACCAGTGGCAGAAATCGTAGTTCCTGAAATTGATATACCAGTACCAGCAGTGTATGTAGTATTGGTGTCTGTGTCAGTCCAAGGAACCTCAACAAACATCTTACCACTAGATAACTCAACGGGATACTTGTTGCCAGTCTCAGTATATCCAATCTTTACCAAACCTGCAGTACTTGAAGTTGCGGTTGAATAGGTGGTGTTGCTGTTACTCCAAGGTACATTGACAACTAATTGATCAGCAGAATTATGCTGTACTGCATAGGTTCTTGATGCTATACTTGTAACACTATTTGCGGCAATGTTTTGCTGTGTGCTGCTACCTATTTTACTTAAGCCAAGGCCGGTAGAACTAGCGGCACCATAGGTTGTATTGCTCCAAGGAACATTAACAACTGCTTGGTTCGCACTATTTAATTGTATTCCGTAAGTTCTGCTTGCGGTAGTTGAAACACTATTAGCGGCAACAGATTGGTCAGTATTACTAAATAGCTCAATACCGCCACGTACAGTACTGGTGGCAAGTGGAAGGCTGTAGTTATTTGCACCAGTTGCGATACCGGAAAGCTTTGATGTGTTGGTGCCAACCTCTCCAATAACCTCATTTACCTTTAGCCTAAGGTTTTCAAAGTTGGTATCGACATCATCATGCGACATCGGTACCCCCGAGCTGTTAGCCCGTAGCTTAATGCCACTACCGGTTGAATTTAAATTTGTACTTCCGTCGTTTGCTAATGTCTGTGCCATGTTACAATAATATTAGTGTTACAATTAAATTAGGTGCTAGATTTAAATAGGTCAAGCACCCATGTTAGAAAATTAAGCTCATAAAAGAGCTGGGATTAATTTAGAGTTCTTGTCGATGCCACTGATGGTTGCATTACCATCGATTGCAGTTGCTACGGCAGGAGGTAAATTTGTTTCCAGTGATTCATTTACCTGTCCTTTTATGTACTGGATCAACTCACCACTATCCTGTGTCATTGGTTGGTCATTAACATTTGCGTGAAGAATACTTGTACCATCATCACGGAAGATTCTAGCACCAGAAATTACCAGTGGAGTGCTTCCAGTGTTCTGTAATTTGATGTCAGCTATGGCAGTGTTGACTCGATAGTTCATGTGATCAATCGCATCAATTGCACCAAACCATTCCTCAATGCCAGTAGAGGTGGTTGTTTGTTTTACATAAAAAGCGTAGAACTCCCTGACATCCGCGATCCCATCTCCATCTGAAATGTCGATTTCTACATTTGGATAATCAGCGGAAAGGGTAGTCAGATTGTCTGCATTAATTCCGTTGTCGTTGTAGATAGTATCTGCCTGTTGGTCTGCCTGGAAACTAATCCCTACACTCGTTGCAATACCAAATGCCTCGTAAGGAAGGAATGCTCCTGTCCCTGCTTGGCAAGTGATCCGTAGACGAATGTTGTCACCCACGCTCACTTCTTGTCCTGTGTAAGTGCCAGAGGAGGTCACCTTATCTCCTGCCGTTCCTGCAACCACAAGGTTTTCAACCTCCCCCTTCCTTGGTGCAGTAAGGTTGTATAATTGCAGAGTTGCAGTTGCCTCAACATTCGTAACCTCCCACGGAAGCACTGTATTTTGCCCATAAGAACCAATGACTTCTGCATTATTGCTCAATGTGACTGTTCCAGTGGTCTGGATATTTCCCACGAAACTGGATGCCTTAATGGTGATTGTAGTGCCATTAAATGCAAATGCAGAAGCAGAGTCCGTTACACTTCCGTCAACCACTACATCGTAAGAGCCCGCATTAATGGAGTTACCAGAACGAGAAACAATATTTTCTGTGTAAGTTCCTAAATTGTCTTCAAGAAATGAACTCGCCCTGTCATAGAATCTTTCTGGAGATGAGATTTCCGTGTATCCATCCACTACTGATTTATTTGGCTCAGTTATATTTATGTCTGAAGACAGAGGCACAAAATCCTTAGTGTCTTCGTCTATAATTAAGGTGTCTGATCTTAACAGGAAACCATATTTAAAAACTAACCTTGTGTGGGTGGCCCTAACAGTGCGAGTAATTCCCGAAAAAGTACCATTCTGTAAACAAATATCTCCATCATAGTTAAATAAGTGTGAATTAATCAAACCGCTTGAGTCAGTAAGTTGTTTATTAACCACAACATCACCCTGCTCGTCCGTAATATAAACTCTCGCATCTTGTAGGGGTGCAAGGGAAGTATCTTGCACCTTGAAATTATAACGAAATGCAAGAGTCGTAGTGTCGGATGCATCATAATTGGATGCCCTTAATACTGTAAAATCTGGGTTTACAAAAGTGACATCAACTCCCGCATTTCCAAGATTTGGGATAAGGTGATTGGTATTAGCATCCACTTCTATGTCCTTTAAAATTATAGGAGTTGTGAAAGGTTGAATAGCAAAGTTACACCCTTCAATTCTAGTCCCACTAAGATCAGATGTGTTTACATTCTGTAATTTTATTCCAACCGCATTGGTGTGGTGTACCCTGCATTTTATGAATGAATAAATTGCGGAACTTGCCCCAGTTGTTTGCACTCCATCCTCTATTTCTACTTCAGCATCTTGCATGTAAATAGGAGAGGTGGGACTCCTTCGGATTCTACCAAAGTTTTGACTAGGGGCCGTTACCTTAAAGTAACCACCATAAACATACAAACCCCCTCCATTATCTAGTCGAAACCTATCTCGTGTGTTAGCTGAACAAGAGTAAGTGAAGCAACTTGTGTTCTGAGCTTTACTATTAGCATCAAGCTGACCGCATTGCAATTTTGCGTTAGCACCATTTATTATTAGAAAATCGGCATATACATTAATGTATTCATCTGTGATTTTCCATGTAGAATCGGTAAGATTATCACCTATAGAAATTTCAGCTTTAAACTTAAAAATTGGACTAGAGTTGCCATCTCCACTTAGTTTTTCGGCCGTTCCAACACTTGGGTCTCCGTCAATAGCAGTTTTAATTCCATCGCTCGTAATGTCTGTGCCTGTGCAAACAAGTCTTCCATTTGTTACAGTGTAAGTTGCCATTTATGCGTAATCCTTTGTGATTGATGAGACATTACCATCCCCATCGTATGCTATTGTTTGTGTGAGGATGGTTGTATCATCACCATACTTCACCACGACCTGTGTGAGGTTGCCGTTTGTATAGGTGAATGTCTTGGTCTCAAGTAAATCTCCTCCATTACTTGTGTACTTGGATTGCCCGGTAAGCACACCATTTGTATAGGTGTTGGTGGTGTATGAGTCTGCGTTACCCGTGGCTAGTGTTACAATATTATTGGACGCACCACGAACATACAACTTTGCATCCGCAGAGTTGATTGCGATTTCATTCGCCGCAAGGTCGGTAGTGTCGGGGACTAACCCCCGAACACT